GTCTGCGCCTAAAAACACGAAAAACTCGATTACGAACCAAATTTTCCCACCAAGAGCGCCCCTATGCGCTGTTCTCGTGGGTCATGGGACTACTATTCTCAGATGACCTCCCTCCCTGTTTTTTTTCGACCCATTCCTTAAATTCAGGGAAACACTTCATTAATTGGACCTTGAACCATCCCCTATACGCAGAATCCTCGCTGATCAGCTCGGCCACCCAAGTCCTGAATGACTCAATGAAGCCATTCTCGATGGGGACCACTTCCGCAGGCCTGGGCTGCTCCAGCTCGCTCAGATGCTTTGGACCATCCCCGCTGAGTAGCCAGTTGATGTTGATGTCAAACTGTTGCTGCATTCTGAGTAGGTCGTCGGCGCAGGGAAGCCTTGTGCCCGCTTCCCAACGCTGGACCGTGTTCACGTGTACAGCAAGCCGGTTGGCGAAAGTTTTCTGCGGAAGGTCTCCTCTGACTGCTTTCATTCTTGAGGCTAACATCTATTCGGGTGTCCAGTCTAGACCAACCAAGGAGTCCAGATTTAGTTCCCAATCTGAACACAAAATTGGGAACTAAATTGGGAACCAAGGAAATTTGCGGAACCAGCACAGTAACACCATGAGATAACTAAGAATAACCTCAAAACGGGTGGCATAAGGCAATTATTTGTTTTGGGAACCACCAAAAAGTCTATCTTTGACCTTGACTCCACCGATTCAGGTGTGTATAGGTATCCATGGTGAACACGTACACCACCCTGCACAGCGCAACATTACTTCAAGGATGGTGTACGGGTCAACATCCGAAAAAGGAAAAGATCGGACGGTAAATGAGGGTTACGGCGGACGGATTTCGGGAGATCGGCCATGAAGAGGAAGCCAAGGTTTGTTGCGTTCTACGGATACTTTTCCCTCACCTGCGTCAAGGGTACCCGGAAGGCAATCAGGAATCGGCTAAGTCGGCTTAATCGAACCACGTACATAGACACCTTGGAGATATTCCCCCAGAGTCCAGATGGGGAAACGAATTTTGATCGGCCGCTGCAAAAGCAGTACGGATTTGTTCCACAAGTCTAGTGCCAGAGGGAATGTCAATGAAAAGACCGGTGCAGTTCAACATGTTTTCGTCAACGAGCCTGAATGTGGTCGCCGGCATCAAGGAGGCGATGAATGTTTCGGCCAAGATGTGCGGGCTTTCCCGCGACGAAATTCTTGAACGCATGAATGAGCTGGCAAGACGCTTCGGGGTGCGCCTGGTCAAAGGAAACGGGGATCTCGGGCGAGACACGTTTGAAAAATGGCTCAACCCGAAGGCTCTTGAGTATGTGCCGACCGTCCAGGCACTGCCCATTTTTTGCGCGGTAGTGGGAGACAACGGCGGAATACAGGCTCTTGTAAGGCCGCTTGGGGCAATGGTGATCGATTCCGATGATGTGAAGCTCCTGGAATGGGCCAGGGAATATCACAATGCGCGCAAGAGCCGCAAGAGAATGCGCCAGATCGAAGCGGAGCTTTGATGTGATGGAAGATGGCACAAAGGTTATCCGCTTTGACCCGGACAGGGCGCTGATTCGGATTCGCGAGGCGAAGTGGTGCAAGCATCCGAGAATCATTGTTTGCGAGAAAAGCCGTTCGCTTGAATGTGATGTATGCGGGGCCGCAATCGACCCCTTTGACTTCATGCTGCGTTGGGCAAAAGGGGATCGATGCCTCGAAGCAAGAAAGCGCCAGCTCGAAGATGAAGTCAAGCGCATTTCCGGGAGCCTTGAAGAGCTCAAGCGCGAAGAGAAGAACCTGAAGGCGCGCTTGAGGCGGCTCAAATCGTGATCGGAGACAAATGGAGGTTTGTTGTGGCTGTGAAGCTTAAGGCCGGGAAAAGGGACGTTGATGAAATATGGGTTTGGATGATCAGGAGCGGAAACCGTCCGGCCAAGATCGCCAGGGAGCTTGGGGTTGGACGGGCTCTTGTAACCTGTACGATCCACGGGAGAAAGAATAACCGGCGCGTGCTCGGCTACCTGCTTGAAAAGGGGTGCCCGCCCGAGATTTTGGACCTTCCGGAAGACATGAAGGATGCGGCGTAGCCCGCCTGGGCGCGCCGCGAGCAGAGGGAGGATGGAGAAATGGCCTGGTTGGAGTTTGGGGTAGGTGTGGTTCTTGGGGGATCTGCCGGCGTGCTTGCCGCGGGCTTGTGCCAGATGGTCGCGGAGCGCAGGGCCGGCCAAGCCGGTCGTGATGCGGCAACCGAAACACGCCGGTACCGGGTTTCAGAGATTGCGGAGGCAATGGGCTGCACGCCGAGATGGATTCAGCATCGTGCGAAGCATGAGGGCTGGGCGGGGGTCCTGGTTAGAAGCTGCGGAGGCTATGAGTTTGAATTCTCAAAGCTCCCGCAAGATATCCAGGACGCCCTTTGGCGAAAGGCGTGCGGTTATTCGCATGATTTGCAGTGCGATCACAAGGATTAGCTCTGGTGCGGGGGGGGGGCATGAGGCGGTACACGGTAAGCGAGATCGCAAAAGCCAAGGGATGCAGCCCACGCTACATTCGGCGGCGCATCAAGAATGAGGGCTGGAATGGGCGCGTCCTGAACAAGAGAGGGGACCTGGAATTCGAGTTCTCAGACCTTCCGCGCGACATCAAGGAAGCTCTCGGGCTTATCCGGCCGGAGCTCAAGCAGCCGGCCGAGGAAGAGATGCAAGCCTGGCTGAGGTCTCGCAAGCTAAGTTTAAGCCCGGCCAGGCTCATCGATCCGGAAGTCCATGCGAAACTTGCATGCGCAAGGGCCTTGGAAGAAGCGGGCTGGGGGGATAAGGGGGCTGTGGTTAAGGAGCTCGCCCTGAGATACGGAAAATCCGAGCCGACCATTAGGCGCTGGGCAGACGAAGTTGAAGCCTGGCGCGTGAAGGATGCCACGGCGCCAAAGATTGAGCTCGCAGACGGATGCGGCATTCCAGTCACGAAGATAGAGCTTCCAAAGACGCGAAAATTCGAACCCGAAGCCCTGGCGTTTGGCCTCAGTATCTACGCAAAGAACCTGAGAAACGGCCAGAAGGCCGCTTATGCGGCCCTGGTGGACAAGGCAAAACAGACGGGCTGGGAGATAGGCGACTACACGAATTTCACTCGCGCGGTTTCAAAAATTCCTCAGAGCATATGGGACCAGATTCGAAAGGGTGCGGTAGGCTTCGAGAAGGACCATATTCCCAAGATCATCCGGGCATGGCTCAAGATTCCTGTCATGACGGTTCTTTGCGGCGACCAGCATATCTTTGACTACCAGGTTTTTGACCCCGCAACCGACGAAGTCTTTACTCCCGAGTGCTACCTCTGGATGGACTGCACATCGAGGTATTGGGCCGGGGTTTGGCCGGAATTCGGGCACTACAACAGCTTCACGGTGGGCTTGAGCCTGCGGGAGGCATGCCGGTACGGGATCATGGATGAGGTCTTTACCGACTGGGGTAAGCCTGAAGCCAAATCCAAGCATACGGCTCAAATCATTGCCGGGCTTTCGGGTTACGCAACGCTGGCCGGTCCGGCCGAATACCGGGCGAAGTATACGGGCCTGGACGGGGAAGACGATGGCCTTGAAGGAGTTAGGCACAGAAAGGCCAGGGCCGGCGTTCCCTGGATGAAGCCCATCGAAAACCAGATGAACATCCTTGAGCGCGAGCTTGCAAACCGCTTCCTCGAAGGCTACCGCAAGCGCGATGCCGATGCCTGGGTGAGCAAAGAGCGCAACCGGCACCTGAAACAGGCGCGCCTCCAGGGCAGGCTCCTATCCACAGAGGAGTTCCTCGCCGTCTTCATGGATTTGGTATCGGCGCACAACAACAAGGAATGTCGCGTAAAGGAGCAAGACGCTCCAATCATCCCGGCAAACGTCTTCTTTTCAGGGCTCATGCAGCAATCGAGGGTTCAATTCGATGAAAGGACGCTCGATTACCTCTTTCTTCCGCGGTTCGAGCGTATGCCCCGCCAGAGTGTCGTTGAGGTCAAGGTTAGGGGTGGAGATCGCAGGGGCTTCTACTCGCCGAGGCTTTCCGGGCTCAAGGAAAAGGTCTGGGTGAGCGTTGACCCTTATGACGTTGAGGCGCCCGCCATCATCTGCGATCTCGACGGCAACTACATCGACCTGGCGGAGCCGTGGAACGTTCAAGACCCCAGGGACACGGCGGGATTGAGGCAGAAGCTTATCCGCCAGGCGCAGCTTCGGCGCTGGTGGAAGGAGCAAATGGTTTCTGTCTTTGACGGATTCGGTCTCCTCAAGGCCGATGAGGCCTCGGCCTCGAATGCCAGGAGGGCCGAGGTGATAAGGGTGGTTCCCGCGAGCCGTGCGGCAAAGCAGGCCGCGGATGATGCGAAGGCTAGAAGCGAGCTCAAGCCCAAGACGGCCGAAGCCGGGAAGAAGCTTGAGCGGATGTTTGAGGCGATGACCGCAGGCAAATGAAAGGAGGAAGCATGGCGGCGATGCTTGGATTGTTTAGAGCGAGCGGAATGAGCGTGGCGGAGGTCGTACAGGCTACAGGTAGATCCAAGGCGACCGTGAGCCAGGTTATCAACGGCAAGTACCATGGAAGAGACGAGGTGGTGGAAGAGATCCGGAGCCTTCTTGAATCAAGGATCGGGCCGAGTGGAGGCGGCGGAGCTGAGTGTGGCCGCGAGGCTCCTGGCGAAGAGGGGCCTGGCGACGAGCGGAGGAGAGGTCTGCACGTTGTGGTGCCTGCCGGCTTCACCGGGGGCAACGGAACCGGGGCCGCGGAGCGGGGCTGTGAGGACGCGCCAATGATCACGCCCGGACAGAAGCAGGCATGGGTGCTCATGCAGCTCGTCCGCAAGCAGGGTGAGTTTGCAATGCTGGTCGGGGCGTCCGGGGTCGGGAAGACCTACCTCTCGAAGAAGTTCTGCACCGAGACGGGGGCCGATTACTTCAGGGCCATACTGGGCCAGAGTGTTGGCGGCCTCCTTTCCGATCTCTGCAAGCTCTGGGGCCTAAGCCCGGACGGCGCCAACGACGCCAGGATGTCCAGGCTTCGCCGGGCGGCCAGGGGGCGGATGCTCGTGGTTGATGAAGCCGATCTCTTGCTGGGCAATCGATCGCGGCAGAGCGTCGTTCGTCTGGTCGAGGTCTTTAGGCAGCTCTATGAGGCCGGGGCCGCGGTTGTGCTCCTGGGGCTTCCTGTGCTTCACACATCGGTAAGCCGGGCGACCGAGACCTACGTATTCAGCCGGATAGGCTATTTCCGTCAGGTTTCCCCACCGGGCGATGATCTGCTTGGAGCCTTCTGGAAGCGCCTCATTGGCGAGTACGAGCGTGCAGTGGAAAAGACCGGGCCGGTTGTTGCGCAAGCAAGGCGCTCCGGGTACTTCCGCTACCTCGAAAAGCTCTCCGAGCTCGTGCGCCTCTTTGACGGGGATGTCGAGGAAGCTCTCTCGCTCATGTTCTTGCCGAACAAGTAAGGAGGGGATGGATGGTTGGAAGCTGTCCGGGCTGCGGACTTACGGGAAGTATCGAGGTTTTCTTGTCGGACCCCAAATGGAAGGAGGTGCTATCGACTTTCAAGAGGCTCCCGTCCCAGGTTCAGGGATACACCCTTGAATACCTCTCCCTGTTTCGTCCAAACGAGAGAAGCCTCACGGCGAAGCGGACGCAAACGCTCTTGAGCGGGCTTGCCGACTTGGTTTGCGACGGCTCGGTCCGATGGGATTCGGGCGAGGCGCGACCGGCAGACGCCAGGCTCTGGGCTGAAGCCATGGCTGCGGTGATCGAGCGAAGACCCAAGAACCTCACAAACCACAACTATCTGCGTCACGTGGCCTGGGACAGGGCGAAAGGTCTCGCGGCCGAGGCCGAGAGAAAGAATGAGGATGCGGCCAGGTACCGGACCCAAGGGTGGAGCGGGGAGGAGCCGTTCAACCCGGAAGACCCGAAGATTAAGGAGATGTTCAGGGAGTTTTTCGCGAAAGTTGGAGGCGGAGGCGATGCCGCGCGGAAGGAATCCAAGGAGCCGCTGAAACGCCCTGCCACGCACATCTCGAATGAGGACAGAAGGATGCTGGAGGAAAAAATGGGAAGGAGGAAGGGATGAGGGCTGCGCGTTCTTTGAGGGGGGGTCTTGTGGTGGTCTCCGATGAAGAACTGGATCGGCTCTCGGAACGCTTTCTGGACTTTCATGTCCGTGAGCACACGGGAGCAAGCTTTGAGTTGTATCTGAGAGACCCGGATCACTACGAGCACCTGGCCGTGGTGTTGGCGGCGGAATTCAATGCAAGAAGGAGGCAAGGCAATGGCAAGACAGAAGCCCAAGAACGTTTTCCTCATTAGGGATGTCGATGGAGTCAATCAGGCGCTTGCCGAGCTTGGGGAAATCAAGCGCCGCATCGATGGAATCGAAACCGAAATGAACGAGAAGATCGACCAGGCGAAGATGGAGGCCGGCGCGTTGTGCGCTCCTCTGCATGCAAGGCGCGATGCGCTGGAAAGCGGTGTTCTGGCCTTTGCCGAGTACAACCGGGAAGAGCTCTTTCAGAAAAAGAAGAGCCTGGAGCTGGACTTTGGTTCCATCGGCTACCGCAAGAGCACGTCCATTAAGACGCTCGCCAAGACAACCTGGGCCATGGTGCTCGGCCGGATAAAGGAGCTGAAATTCACCGAGGCGATTCGCACCAAAGAGGACGTGAACCGCGAAGTGCTACAGACTTGGCCGGATGAGCGACTCGTCCTGGTGGGTGCAAAGAGGGTCGAGGAGGATACCTTCTGGATCGAGCTTAAAGAAGAGAGTCTCCTGGCGAGTGCCGATGCGCATCGTGTTCAGGGTTTGGCGCAAGGGGGTGCATGATGGCTGCTGCCGGTTACAGAGGAGAGTGTGGCGATGAGTCCGGCGTGGTTGAAAAGCTCTCAAGGCATTTCGTTGCGCGATGGAAGGCAAGGGTTGGGCAGGTCCCGACCGTTGACGGAGTGAACCGTATCCTTAGCGAAGCAACCAAGATCCGGAAGCAGGAGACGGTCTATAAGCCATCCTTCGATGGCGGGCTGGAGCCCTACAGGCTCCTTGCGGAATATTGCAACTGGAAGGCTGGATTCATCATTCGGGTGGACGAGAAATACCGGGTTGCCGTTACGGTCCTCACCGCACACAGTTCCGGGAATCGCTTTTCCGCCAGGTAAGGCGCATGGATCGGGGAAGAAGGGAGATGGAAGATATGGCCGCGACCGAAGCAGCCGAGAAGAAGGGAAGGCAGGACAGGAACGTCATGCTCTCAAGGATTCACATCATTGCGAGGCGCGAGCTTGCCATGAGCGACGAGGACTACAGGTATGTGCTCGGTTCGCTCGTCGGCAAGAGCTCCTGCCTGGACATGGATGAAACGGAGCTCCGGGTTGTGCTGGCTCACATGATTGAGCTCAAACGCAGGTGCGCTATCGATGAGACGCCAGAGCCTGCCGGCCGGGCCAGGGATTCCGGCAAGAGATCTCAGGCGGATGAGTACCCTCCCGGATGCTCAAGGCCGCAGTGGCGCAAGGTTCGCTGGCTTCAGCGCGAGTTGCATTGGAATGATAAAAATTTGAGGGGCTACATCAAGCACGTAACGGGGCTTGAGCATGAGCGCTTCCTGGATGTTCCGCGGGCGAGAGCGGTGATTTCCGGACTCGTGAAAGTGCTTGAACATGAAAAGAAGAAGGGGAGGCAGCGTGGGGGAAGGAAAAGGGGGCGGCTGGACATCACCGGTGAGAGGGCGGGTGTTTGAGGGTGGAAGAGGGGTTTCCCGGAAATCTGTGCCCGTGTTTGTCGGAAAAGATCCGGGCATCCCGGACGTGCGAATCCTGGAGCTCAAGTTTGTGCTGCGTCCCGATGAGGCGGCGGACATTCTGCGCATGAGTCAAAGCAAGGTCTATGAGCTTTGTGAAAACGGGACGCTTGAGTGCATCAGGATCGATAGGGCGATACGCATCAAGTCGAGCGCCATAAGGCGGCTTCTTGGGATCTGACGGGAGGTTTCATGATTTTATTCGCTGGATTGCGCGCTGCGATAAAATTCCTTGACACAAAGGGCCTCTGATGGTTACGGTACCAACGCCTAAATTTGTTGTACTCGTCAGGCGGGATGCCCCCGTCAGCGGCTTTTTTGTTTGAAGCCGGTAACTTTTCCCGGAGACTCCCCGTTCCGCGAGGGCGGGGGCGTCCTTCCTGACGAGGACGTAGGCAAGTCTCCGGGATTTTTTTTTGAAATCCCATGCTTGCCGAAATTGCCTAACTTCTAATCGTCAGGAGGTTTCACCATGCAAGACATCATTCCTTTCGAGTACCAGCATCATCAAGTCAGGATCATTCTTGATGAACAGGGTGATCCGTGGTGGGTTGCCAAGGATGTTTGCCAGATTCTTGAGCATACAAATCACAAAATAGCAGTCCAAAGTCTGGATGACGATGAGCGGAAGAAAGTTCCGGTCATCGGTTTGGCAGGGGA